ATCCGAAGTGGCGTTGCTTGGGCGTGAAACCCCGCGCCGCCCCCTCCCGGACACCCATTTCACCCGCAAGGGCGAGAAGATCACTTGTTCAAAGTCCAACCATGACCTCGTCGGGGCTGGTGGCGGACTCAATACCTTTGTCCCGACGACTACCAAGGAGGAGGCCAGCATGGCATCCAGCAGCGATATGCGCGAGGAGTTGGAGGCCATGAAGTGCGCCATCTCCGAACTCTCGGACATGATGAAGAAGAAGTTCGCGGACGACTCGGACGATAAGGACGAGATGGCTGCGGACAACGATGAAGAGAAGGACGAGATGGCCGAGGAAGACGGTCAAGTCCACATCGACATCGAGAGCCATGACGTTGAGGCAGGCGAAGAGGACGAAATGGAAGACGAATCCGTCATTGCCAGCCGTCGTTCAACCTACGCTCTTCGGTCAGAAAACGCTCGCCTCAAGTCGCGGTTCGCCCGACTTGAAGCCGAGTTGAAGCGCGAGAAGTTCGAGCGCGAAGTGGAGATCATGGAGCAGGAGGGCTACCGCATCCCAGACTCACAGCGCGAGGCGCTTGTTGGTCAGTTGCAGGCTTCCCGTAACCCAGTTGCTCTCCTTGAGTCATGGCGCGACCTGTTCGCACGCGACCCAATCGGAACCAAGATTGATATGAGCCGAGCAGCCCTGCCGCGTGGCATGGACATTGGTGACGTTGGCTCACTCGTCAAGCAATTTGCTGGCAAGCCTGAAGAGTTTGCCAAGGCAATCAACGCCCGGATGAAGGGCTAAAAGGAAACAACAATGCTTCAATTCTCTCCAAATCTCGTTGCCGCTACTGATATCAACCCCTTCCGCATCTGCAAGATGTCGACGACTAACTTCGCTGGTGCGCCAGCGACCGCAGTCACCGACTACGTTGTGGGCGTGACCGACGGCTCAACCCGTCGATTCGACGCTACCCTCCATGCAGCATCGGCTACCGCTGACCCAATTTCCCTCCAGCCATCGAACTGCGTGCAGATCGAAGCTGGTGCGGCAATCGCTACCGCTGGTATTGGCTTGATGCCAACGACCGGAGGCAAGGCAATCACCGCAGCCACCACCGGAACCATTCCGATGTTCGTCTCCCTTGAAGCTGCCGCCGCTGATGGCATCATCTTCTGGGCATACCGCCTCCCAGCAACCCGTGGGATCGCCTAATTAGCACTCGAAAGGAGGTCATTCAATGGCCTATGTAACAGTCGGAGGCGGTCTAAACACTTACGTCCCCTCCACCAACGCGCTCGCAACTGGCGCTCTCCAAGTTGAGTTCACCCGTGCGGTGAATTCGTTTGCCATCACCCGTTACGCTCAAATTGTTGCCTGCAATCAGCAGACGGGGTACTACCTGCGTCTTGATTCGGACGACAACGTGCGCGTGACCGACATCAACGAATTTGTCTGGCCTCTTGGTAACGACCGCCCGGTCGGCAAGATGAACCAACACGATTTCGTTACCTTCACGGCTCAACGCTTTGCCTTCCCGTTCTACATTCCGAACGAGACAGTCAAGCAAGCCGCGTGGGACATCGTTGCCCAGCACGCTCGCAGCAAGGCACAGCTCGCTATGACCGCTCGCTCCATGCGAACGGCCACCGCGCTGACTGGCTCCGCAGCCGTGACTTCGTTCACCGCAGCAGGTAACTACTACGCAACCGGAACCACCAACGCTGGCGCTCCGTGGACGACTTCGTCTACCAACGTCATCCAGAAGGGCATCCAGACCGCTCTTCAGCGCATCTCGCTCGCTACTGGCGGCGCGGTTCGTAGCGAAGATATTTGCTTGGTCATTAGTCCGACCATTGCAAACTTGCTCTCCCAGACGGAAGAAGTCCGCAACTACGTGAAGAACTACGCAGCCGGAGCGCTGCCGTTCCTTCAGGGTGGGGATATTTTCTCCCGTTACGGTCTCCCGCCGAATCTGTTCGGCGTGTCGGTTGTCGTTGACGACTCCGTCAAGATTACGACCCGTAAGGGCGCAGCCTCGACGACTCGCTCGTTCGTGTACGGCAACTCTGCCGTATTCGTGAGCCGCCCCGGTGGCTTGGTTGGTGTCGAAGGTTCGACCTCGTTCAGCACCTGCCAGATCTTCGCCTTTGAAGACATGACAGTTGAGAACTGGGACGATCCGAAGGATCGCCGTATTGAAGGCCGCGTCATTGACAACAGCACCTCAGAACTGGTTTCCCCAGTCTCCGGCGTGTTGGTTGCCGATGTCACGAGCTGATTATTCAGCCTCTCAGGATGAGGGTGGTGGGGACTTCGGTTCCCACCCCCCTCTCTAGGCGGAACACATGACCGCATACGCCACCTACGCCGATTTGGAAGCCGCGCTCGACGCTCAGATCATTGCACAACTGTGCAGCGACCTCGGCAGTCCTATGCTCGGCTCCAACCCGGTGACTACGCACGCGCTGGAACGCGCTACGGGGATCGTGCAGGCGTACACGCGTGTAGGCAACATCTACACCGATTTAGATTTGACGACGCTCTCAGCGGCTCACGACCCCCTGCTGATGACGCTCGTTGTTGACTTGGCAGTTGAGGCGCTCTTTCAGCGCCGCGCCATGAAGATCACCCCAGCCGTGGAGCAGCGTCTCAAGCAGGCGTACTCCATGCTAGAAGCACTCCGGGACGGGAAGATGATATTCGGGACGGTCGCCAAGGCGGCAAGCGCCGGGTTACCCGAAGTGCAAGCTACGCCAACGATGACCAACGCTTGGTACAACGGCGTAAGCACTAGCGCCTTCTTCCGCCCTCGCCTCCCGAACACGATGCCGGGGAACTGACGTGGAGCCGTGGCGCAAGAGAATCAGTAAGGCACTCGCCAACGATGCAATCCGTAACGGCATTGCGGCGGCTATCTCGGCTTACGCCAAGCAGCACATTGCAAAGAGCGAAGGACGCGGCCCGAACGGGGAGACGGTCGCCCTTGCGGCGCTGAAGCCCATGTCGGGCGAGTTCTGGACGACCAAGAAGCCCCGGGAGGGCGAGGTTGCCAGCGCGACCCGTCAAGTCCTCAAGGCGGTCAGCCGCAAGAAGAAAGACGGCTCGGTTGTTGTGAAGAACGTCATGGTGACCGAGTACAAGATGTCCGGGCAGTCCTACCGGAACGGTGGTCAGCCCCTACGGGATACCGGGAACCTACTGCGGTCGATTGGGGCGAAAGCCGAGCAGACTGGCCCCGCCCGCCTCTCCGTGACCATGTCGGGCGCTATCTACGGCATCTACCATGAGAAGGGCTTCTCAACTAGCGGCCCGAACTTCATCCCGCTGACGCGCAAGGGCAAGCGCACCCATGCGACCGGGGCGAATCCCAACACCGAGAACCTGTCCCGAGGCAAGGATTACGTCATGGCGTGGGGTGGCGTGGATGTTCCCGCCCGTCCGTTCCTTGTCCCGACCGCCGTGGAATTTAGTGCCATAGGCAAAACCATTAGAATCGGTCTAGCAAAGATCCTCAAAGGAAAACTCAAGTAATGGCAACCTCAATTTTCGTCGCTGGGCCAACGTCTATTTACGTCAATGTCGGCGCTGGGTATGTCGAACTCGGGCAGACCGACAACGACAGCCTCCCGCAAATCTCCTACTCGGACAACATCCATGAAATCAAGACCGTTGCCTCGGGTGCGACTCCTGAGGAGCTGGTGGTTCAAAACACGAGCGCGACGATTACTGTCACGCTGGTCAAGTGGGATGCGGCGATCTTGACAAGCCTGTTGGTGCGCCAGCGCGGTGCGGCGTACAACTCGACCGTCGGCCGCCTCTTGGTTGGCGATAGCGGGACGTTCGGGGTTCAGGTTGACCCGCTCACGGCTGGAAAGACGGGCTACACCTTCGGGCGTTGCTACTTCAGCGGTGACGCAATCGCGCACTCGCAGTTTGGCAATGTCGAGCAGCGTATGGGTTTGACCTTCCGCGCCATCCCAGACGCTAACAATTTGCTCGCCGCCCCTTATACTTCCTGACATGATCGACCTAACCCCAGATACCGACCCGCTTCTCTTCCGCGTAGAAATCCCGTCCGGCGCGTTGGTGATTCAATGGAACGAGGCGCTCGCCGCATTGAGCGGGAAGCAAGACGGGCAACCGCAAGTCGCGGATGTCGCAGCAGCCTTACGAAAAGTAGCACGCTCGCCCGAAGTAGCTGCTAACGCGTCGGACGAGATCTTGTTCGCAGTCTTTGCTCGCATGGGTAAGGCGGTTGAGCAGGCGGGAAAATAACAAGGGGGGTTGCCCAATTCTTGGCAACCTACGGACGGCTCCCCTCAGACTTTGACGGACTAACAGCAATGGGACTCGCGCAGAACATCCCCATGATTGAAGCGCGAAACGCGCTCATGCTCGCGCAGGGTATTGCTATCGCGTTTGGATCGCCTGAGCTGACGGAACACACGATCCGAACCGCTACCGGGGACAATGATCTTGCCTTCCGCGTCCGCATGAGCATGGAACACAACAAGGCGGCAAACCAATGACCGTGCAAAGTAATGCGGGCATTTGGATTGCGCTGCGTGATGAGATCCGAAATTGGATGTCCGCGAACAACTACGGGGATGCCGTCTATGTGGCGGAGAAGCCCGGAGACGAGATGCTTGCCCAGTATGCGGTACAGATCATCCCGAGCGGCGACGCTGCCCTGCATCCTCGTAGCGGCGTTGGTTTGCTTGAGTCAACGATTCAGATCACGGTTTGGTGGCGCGGCCTGTTTGACAACACCAACCGGGCTACCGAGCGCATTGCCGGGGACGAGGGAATTGAGCAATTCATCGACGGGCTACGCACGCTCCTGATCCAGAACACGCTCGGCGGTCGGCTGACCATCCCGCTTACATGGCGTAGCGGTGGGCAGATTGAGGCGGTAGATGAGGCGGTCGGCTGGATGCGTGGAACCGAGACTTTCCTGTGCGCGTTTGAAATGACATGGGAGGTTCAGTAATGCAAGACCTAGGCAAGATCACCATCGACATTAACGAGGGCGGAGGGTCGTCTGCTGGTGGCGCTCCATCCGGGTCAGGCGGCGGCGGCGGTGGTGGCGGAATCAACATTCAAGCCATGATGTCAGCAGCAGCCAGCGCCCTTAGTTTTGTTGCTAGCGTTGTCAAGAAGGCATTCGACGAAGTCGCTAAGGCAGCGCGATACATCTACGACTCCTTGATGCGCTTGCATTCGTTCATCATGGGCTTTGCGGACGATATTCGTGAGTACAGTCCCGCAATTCAATTAGCGGAGCTGGGCAACGAGATGGAAATGATGGCGAAGAAGATGCGGATGAGCGCCGTAACGGGTTCGTTTGTTGCCGCTCAGATTGTGCAGTCTGGACGAGTTGAGCGAGCCATGTTGGAGATTCGCGGGTTTACGGCTTCACTTGGGGCTATCTTCCTTGAGCCAATTACCAAGGCAGTCGCCGACATCCTTGAGAATATTGTCGTTCGTCTTCCTGAAATCATTGAAGCCATCTATGAAGCTGCCAAGACAACCGGGATGATGGCCATGAAATTAGGAGAGGCTATGGTTGGAAGTTATTCACTACTTGGAGTGGGCGGAATGGGAATCGGCGCAGTTCTTATTCAACTTGGCGCTATGGCAATCAATATTTCCAAGAACGTAAAGAAGCTAGCCGACCGCGCAGACGCGGAAATGTCCCTGTCTGACCTCAACAAACCTTTCCTAAACGACCTACGACTCATGGGGGCGCGGATCTAATGCCAAGTAACGGAAGCACCTTTGTCTCGTTCACGTTTGAATCAACGACTTACACGCTTCCCTACACCAACATTTCGGCGTATGAGCATAAGCCCGTCTACGCGGAAGATGGCTACACGCTTATCCGGTACGAGGTTCACGTTGCTGGCAGCGCCTTGATTTCGGACGGAACAAATACCTACACCGACCTCGTTGCTCGATTTCAAAAAGCCACAGGACGCGTTGACAATGTTTATATAAGCGTGACAACGCCAGAGGGTACGGAAGACCTTCTCAACATCAGCCACCCCGACACCATGCGCGGACCGTTGATGTCGCTTGCGGTGACGGAAATCAATGGCCGCCGCGCTTGTATTGTCAACTTTACGATTTCGGCGGCATTGGCACTAGACGGAAACTCACAAGACCCAAGCCCGTACCCAATTCTTTCGCACCGCTGGACATCTCGCTTTGCCCTTGACGCTGGCGGACATATCACGCGCACGGTGTCGGGCGTGTTGGTGGTTGACCTTGCAGCTACAGGGACAACGGCTACAGCCGCCGCCAGCGGAACATCAGGAGCCGTAAGCGGGAAAGCCCCCTACGCGGATTTGTTCCGCCGAGCGATTCTTCCGGTTGCCCCGGGCGTAGGGAATTGGCGGCGCGAGTCTCAGACCTATGCCTACAACGAGGCGGGCAATTCGCTCATCTACGAGATCACCGATTCACAGGCTCGGACGGCTTTGCCTGATGCCGCGTTTGCTGGTTCGGCTGAATTCACCTACGAGCGCAATGCGAATATGCTTGCATGGGGGCAATTGCGCTTCTCTTGTGATCTTGAGGGAGCTGTCAATGGCGATGTCCGTAGCCTGATTTGGGCGGCCGTGGTTCTTGCTCAGTCTCGCATCATCTTTGCTCGCTGCAAGATCATGCGGATAGTGGTCACCGAGCAGGATATGCTCAAGAAGGCCAAGATCCGATTTGAGATGGACGCGCTTTCCCCGGCGATTGCTACGGACGCGGCTGGCGTTTCGTCTTTCGCCGTTCCGCTTGCTCAGATTGTTGGTAAGTCCTTTTCTGTTAGTCGCACTTGCCCAGCCATTCCTGACCCGTATAGCCCCTACAACGGTGTTGCTGGTGTCCCGCATTGGGTAGGCAATGAGACAAGCGCAAAGACGCAGGCCACCCAGACAATAGCGGTTGCGTCATGTATTGCGGTCATCAATGAATATTGCCCTCCGGGAACCCCGACCATTAGTATCGAGGTCCCAGATACTCAATTCACAACCATTAACTCCGTTATCAACGCTGGCGTGTTTAGTAACGATCAGCCGCTCGCGCAGTTTAATGGCGATGGGCAAACGACATCCGTAGAGCAGTCAAAGACGACTACGAACGTCAGCACCCAGACGCGGATGCACCGCCTACAAACGCTCTACACCCAAGGCTCGGATTTCGTGTTTCAGACGGGCAAGGCATCGGTCACGCTAGAAGAGACAACTGTCGTCTCTCGCGTCAATATCCCACCTGTCCGGACGTTCCGCCCCATCCCTGCTGGCTTTGTGGTCATCCATGATGACTGGAAAGTCAATCACGGACAAGTTGACCCGGCTGGGCAGCGCACATTCATCGGGGTCTACACGCGCACGCTTCGCTCGTATGACGGTGGCGGGGCAACGAGCTTCGGGTATTACACGGAAGGTGGTCGCCGACAATGGTGGCCTTCAGGCGCAAGCCCCAGCGTTGCCGCTCCGCTTGCCCTTGGGTACGACTCACAGAATCAAGTCTCAGGAAGTTCGGTGCTTTCGCTTGGCAGCAACGCGCAGGCTTACCAAGTCGGCACGGCACAGGATTACGCGTAATGGGCGTACAGGCGTACATCACCGTAGGGCAGTCGGTCATTCCCGTCCTCTTACCTGACGCTGTTATGCAGGACACGGCGCGGCAGATCGGCATACCCGAGTCTGACCTGTTCTCGGTCGATGTCCCGGTCGGGATGACGCAGCACACCCGTGCTAGCTTCTTGATCGCATCGACTCAGATAGCGGCGCTGTTTTCAGTAACCACCGTATCCCTGACCCTTGAGGATTCAAGCGGGTTGTCGGTGGTCATTAACGGCTTGTACGCTCGACCTCCGCAACCGTTCTTTTGGACGGAGCAGGGCGGCGCGGTGTTGGTGGAATTGGTGGACGAGCGTTGGTACTGGAAGTTCTCATCGGCCGCCATGCTCAATATTGCCCTTGCCCAAACGTGGTCGTCCGATGGTCGCTGGCAGGTCAATGGCGCGACCGCCACTACCCCGATCACCACCTACACGGAACTACTTGCGGAAGTTAGCACGTCGGCAAGCGCCGATGGCCTAACCGCCCCAATTGGGTTCACGGTGCGAAGCCCGGAGTACATGAGGCGGCTGAGTGACCTGTACGGCTCCCCAAATGTCAGTCTTGCCACAGTCCTTGATGCGATTGCGGTGGCAAATCAGCAGATCATTATTAGCGACGGCACAATTACGCGGTTCATCAGCCGCAGCACTCTTAAAGCGCAGTACAACCTCAAGATGGCTGGCTACAAGACGGCAATGCGGGGAGGTATGCAGCCTGTCAATGGCGCAGCAGCAAGCAGCGACGCGCTAGTAACCCTCTACAACGCGACCGGGTATCAAGCCCGCGCCCCGTTGCTCTGTAGCACCGTGTTCCCCCAGCGCATGGTTGAGGGGTTGACCTACTACAACAACTGCACCATTGCCAACGTCCCCGCTACTGGGCAGAGTTTCACGACAAGCCAAGTCTTCTCGGCTGGGTCGGCGGCAACCTTTACTCGCGCCCCGAACAACCTCGGAGCGGCCTACATCACGGACGCGTCGATTGTGGTGCAGGACAGTACCGGGGCAGTATTGACGAGTTCCCCGGGTTGGAACCCGACACCCTTTTCTACCAAGATTCGGGACGACTACGCCGACCGCAACATGAACATCCCTTTCGGGCGGACGGTTTGGGCTGGGTGGATTCCGTGGTACAGCAGCGAGCAGTCAAATCTTGGTCAAATTGGTAATGTCTCCTACCGTCTTGCAGTCATTGATGGGGAATGGTCGCCCTACACCATCTCCTCGGCTGACGAAACCGACTGGCGCTTCGGTCTACAAGGCACGAGCTGGAGCGAACCGAGGGATATTGTCACCGCCAAGGGCAACGCGCAGGCGTATCGAAACTGCGTCGGGGCGACCATCATTGATGTGCCGCCTCCTATGTGCCGTTCGTTCCCGGCGCGGATTACAAACCATGAGTATTACGGCAACTGGCGCTGGGCGTATTCGTTCGTAGAGGTTGAGCCGAACCCGACCGTTGGCGCTACCCCAAGCGTCTCCATTGGGGCATACGCCCGCACGGCAGCGGGTGCAATCGTTGCCCGCAACATGGCCGAGAACGGCAACACCAGCCCGACCCGCATTGCGCCCGGGGTGCTTCAGTCGCACTACAACAACGCGACCGTCGAGGCGCTCCCGATCTGCAACGACACCATCGTTCACATGGTTGAGCAGTTCCCAACGCACACCGATCAAGGAATGCCAACTCCTCCCTACGAACCGCAATATTGGTTCTCAATGCCGAACGCCGTTAAGGTAACTTGCACCGAACAGCAGCAATAGGTTGAACTAAGTAAGGAGCGGGAATGAATCAGCGATGGAACATCATCTTCTCAAGGGGCGGCGAATACCAAGAGACGGTCAGCGTAGGGACGTGGCCGAACACCTACCCCGCCCTCAACACGGCTACCGAGTGGCGCTTGACGGTATCGCAGCCTGACGTGGCTGGCTTCCTTGTCGCTTCTAGCATTGGGGCAAGCCCAATGATTACCCTGAACGTGGCCAAGACGGTCGGCACGATCATTGTGCCAGCCGCTACGACCGCCGCTATGCCCCTTGGCAGCGCCCGGTACGACCTCGACATCTTCTTCCCTTCCAGCGTCACCAAGCGGCTTATCTCGCTCGGCGCTGCCCAAGTAAACACCAAAGCAGGAGCAATCTAATGGCCGACATCGTAATCAACGTAGGGGCGGTTTCCGCCATCACCGCTGGCACGGGTTTGACAGGCGGAACGGTTACCGGGACGGGAACCATTGCCGCAGACTTCGGAACGTCAGCTGGGACAATCTGCCAAGGCAACGATTCGCGCTTGACGAACGGGCGGACACCAACAACGCACGCGGCAACGCACGCGACTGGCGGCGGCGACCCGGTAACGCTTGACCAAAGTCAAATTACAAGCCTGACCACCGACCTTGCGGCCAAGGTGGCAACTACGCGGCAGGTGATCGCTGGCACGGGCATGAGCGGCGGCGGGGCGCTGTCGGCTGATGTCACGCTGAATGTCTCCTATGGCTCTTCAGGTACTACCGCGTGCGTGGGTAACGATGCGCGACTAAGTAACGCCCGCACTCCTAACCCTCACTCTGCTTCGCACGAGGCGCTAGGTAGTGATGCGCTGACATTGTCAAAGAGTCAAATTACAGGGTTGACTGCCGACCTTGCCGCCAAGGCGCTCGGCGCAACGACCATGACCGCTGGCACGGGTTTGACGGGCGGCGGCGACCTGAGCGCGAACCGCTCCTTTGCCGTGGCCTATGGCACGACAAGCACCACGGCGACCGTAGGCAATGACGCTCGGCTTTCGTTTACGGCTGCTGGCACGGGCGCAACATCGCGCACCTTGCAGAACAAGCTGCGCGACATGGTAAGCGTGAAGGATTTCGGGGCGGTTGGCGACGGAGCAACGGACGACCGCGCAGCCATTCAGGCGGCTATTGATTCCTGCATCACCCTTGACCGAACGCTTTTCTTTCCCAGCGGCGTATACGTCATGTCGTCGTTTACGAATTCAGGCGCAGGAATTCAGATTGATATTCTCACCCCAGCCAACGCGCTTCGGATGGAAGCCGAATCGGCAACCATTAAATCGACAACCACAACACAGGCCGCGTTTATGTTTTACGTTCGCGGCGGAGAAAGTACGGACGTAAGCCTTAAAGGGCTTACATTTGATGCCAACCTGAAATCTCAAGTCTGTTTTCGACATGACGAAGAAGATCAAGGCGTAACCGTTGTTGAGGTTGATAATTGCGTGTTTCAAAACGGATACGGAATAGAAACTGGCGTTCCAGTAGGCGCGGCATTCTGGAGAGCATCAGGCGGGTTTGAGTTAAATGGTGGGTACAAATTTATAAATGTCACCAACAGCAGTTTTACAAATTTCAAAAGAAGCGCACTTACAGCAACAACTAGTTTTGAAACCTTTGGCATGGCTGTTGGAGTTAATACAGACCCTAGTTTGACGTACCCACAAAACACGAATGTGTCTGGCTGTTACTTCAACGACATCAACAACAACCAAACAGCAGATGTTGCCCAAAACGCAAACGCAGACGGATTAAAGATTTTTGGCGGCGTTACTTCAGGATCTTCTTATACAGCATCAACAGCAACAATATCAAACAACCACTTTATAAATTGCCAAGGCCGTGCAGTTAAGGTTCAGAACGATGAAACCGTAATTACAGGCAACACAGTTCGCTATGCAGTTCAACCCATTCAGGGCGGATCTGGGCAAATTAACTGCCAACTTGAGTGTGGCATTGTTTCCAACAACGTATTTCATTATGACGTAGGCCCCGGCGCAACAAACCCATTTGCAAATACTCCGAGCGCATTCGGTTCTGCCCCTATTGGTTTCTACTCGGGGACAGCAACAACAAGAGCGCGTATGTACACAATCACGGACAACATTGTTTTGAACAATGTTCCTGAAGCGACTGGGGTGCTGGGAAGTTTTGCGGGATGGACTGAGGCGGCAGAAACCGCATTGCCTGTATTTGTTACGGTGACTGGCAACAAAATCTCTGGCCCATTAAAAGTATTTGCCTCGCCAACTTTGCGAGATAGTGGAAGCAGCGGAGTTTGCTCGTCGGTCATCAAAAACAACATGATGACCAAGCTAGTCAGCGCGTTCCTTGCTTCTAATGCAAGTGGTCGATTTGATATCAACAAATTTGAAGTGTCTGGTAATGTAAATTCGACAGCACCCGCTGTTGCCCATCTTGTAAGCAATAGTAACTTCACGACTATTCTTACTGCTGATTTCAACGCGGATCGAAACCAAAATATTGGCTTAACTGCAAGCTTGGTAAATAGCAATGGCGCTGGATTCCTGCCTCGGGTTGGCACGATAGTTGATCCAAATTCAGCAAACGGTGGCGGCATAACTGTGCAAAGCGCACTTCTTGCAGACGATGCAACTTATGCTTTCCCTCGCAGCACCTATGTAGCGAACGGTGCAAGCCTTCGAGTGTTGACAAGCAGTTTCGGTGGTACAACAAATTTCTTGTTTTTCCACGGGACTAGCACGGTTACCTCTGTATCTGCCGGAACAGATATTGCTTCTGCAAACACATCTAACCCGAATACAGATACAAAATTGAACGTCTGGATTGATACAGCAGCGTCTCCGCCAGCCATCAATATTAAAAACCGCCTAGGCGATTCATATGTCTTCACCCTTATAACGCTTGGCTAAAGCAATCCATGACTATCGAAACAGCCTCATCTATTGACCGATGGCTTCGCTTTGCCCAGTTCTTCGTGGCAGTCACGGCTTTGGTGGCCGCGCTTGTCTACGCTGGCAGCCGTTCGGAACGCGACGAGCAGCAGACCCGCAGCCTCGAAAAGATGGCGGGCGAGCTAGGCAAGATTCAAGAACTAGCGACCGCTGGCAACGCACAGATTCAAGTCATTGGGGAGCGCGTGCGCGGGCTAGAAGATCGCGTCACGCGTATCGAGAAGCGTTGAGCCGTTGGTGGCTCACCTTCGCTATGCTCGCCCTCCTAGCGGGTTGTAGCCCCGTGCAGAGGATCGCGCAGTCGTCGAACGACATCCGCGCCGAGGCGCAGGGGCTGATCCAGCGCGGGACGGAAACCGGAGATCCGGAGGTTGTTGCCCGGGCTACCCGTATTGACGCGCTCGCGTCCGGGATTCACGTCAGCCTGTCCGGGGTGGAGGACAAGACCCCTGCATGGATGACCATGCTGACCTACGGGGCTATTGCCGTGGTAGCCGTGGCGCTCGTCATTGTCCTGTGGCAGACCGGGCTAGGGACGGCGATACGGGTCGCTATTGGTTGGATTCCTCGCCGGAAAGTAGTTGCGGCGGAGCTTGCGGTCGATATGCTAGATACTGCTCGCCCTGAAGGGGAGCGGGAGATGGTGGCCGTCATGCGGGCGCAAGATCCCTTGTTTGATGCGGCGTTTAGAAAATCAAAGACACGACGAAAGGCATAGACATGATTCTCGCAGACACCCTAGGGAATATTTGGTTCGCTCTCGCCGCTGCCGCCATTGCTTTCGGCGCTGGTTGGTATCTCTGCATGAAGAAGGCTGGCAAGTGATCCGCGTTGTGATCCTCGCCCTCTGCATTGTGATCGTGGCGTGAGCGCACTCCCGGCGGTTTCGTGTTGCTGCGACCCCGGCGTGTTGTGGTACGCCCTCAAGTGCGAG